AGGTATCATCGCCGTTCCCTTACGGGCCTTCCCCGATGGTGCGACAAGCACTACGTAGAGATTAGGATAAAAATCTAGTGAGCCCCAATGCAGAACACACTTACGTTGGAGCGCCGCCGCCATGACACTTAGTGCTGTCCATAAACGAAACGTCCGTGGCGGCTCAGTGTTCGACGTGTATTTTAAGAACCCGTCGATCCAGTCCGGGAGGTTTCGTTTTGACATAACTTCTCATATGCTCCCTTCAGTGTTTCAGCGTTAATGGTTTTAATCTTAATGCCTTCTTCCTTATAGAAGTTCAATCCCATCGTCAAGTAAGTAGGAACTACAAACTCACGGTCACGCCACTTAAGCGGAGTGTCAAGTTTGGCCTGGATTAGTCGAAGCATTCCAGCGTGATGCTCCCAAGTTGGTACACGGGGAGGAGGATAGACTACCCTCTCCGCGTCTGGAACTGGAATCTGAAACGCTATTGCGTCGTGAAACTGACCGAGCAGCTCAACTGGTCTGAAATCCTTCTGGTTGTAGTAGATATAGTTCAATCCATATTCGTTGATTAAATCTCCAGTTGTCCCTTGTGGTATGCACGAGTATCCGGCCTTCCATAGCTTATCTCCCCACTGGTCAAGGAACAAGGTCTTACGGTCAAATAGGTTTGTGAGCGTTCTATCCTTGGATAGCTGTGCCTTGACCATCTCGTGGTAATTCTGTCTGACGCCAGGATAAGCAAGATGATAACGCCCAACGACCCACTTGGCCTGGGCTTCCGGAATCTCGTATTTCAATGCGAACGTCTTATAACTCATATCATAGTTCAGTGCGTGGTTTGCTTTCTTGCCCCAAAAGCGTTCTGAGAATTTGCCACTACCTAGTTCTGAAGATCCATCCTCATCAGAGATTTCATCTATCGGTTTCTCGAAGATAAGGGCAGCCGTTAGGCTGTGGACATCTACGTCAGCTTCGAAAGCCTCGATCATTTGAACGACGTTACCAACGTAAGCCACGATACGATTCTCAATCTGTGACTTGTCAAGAGTGTAAAGAACATAACCTTCATCAGCCAGCAAGTACTTCATTAGCTCATGAGGCCAGTTCTGCATGTTCATTCCGGTTCCGAAGATGTTTTCAGAAGAAGAGATTCTACTGAATCGTGTGCCTGCCGGATTGTACGAGCAGCGGATTCTACCGTCCAGGTCGACCTTTTCAATATTGAGATAATTTCCTTTAGCCTTTGTATACTCCCTAATGTCCCTGACAAGGCTGGCTTCTTTAACGCCTTTTCTAGCGAGTCGCTTAAGTGCATCATCATCTGTCGTGACTCCGCCTCCGCGTTTTCTATATGCAGGAAGGCCTCTCGTACCATAGAAATAATTTGCGAGCTGCTTAGGGGAGTTGGGATTGATGTCGAATCCAACGATTCGTTGGAGTTCTTCAGTTGTTGTTTCGATTCTTTGTCCATATTCTTCTCCTTGTTTCTTCATTCCTTCGACATCCACGCGGATGCCACGTTCCATCATGTAGACCAAGGGCTCAATGATCTTCCGCTGACGCTCGTAAGTTTCCAAGTTGCCTTGGCGTTCCAAGTCCTTAACCTGCTGAGGGTGAGCATCTGCGCATACGATGGAGTCCAAAGCGTTATAATTCCAGAGCGTTCTCCACGCTCCACCAACCTTAAACCATTTCTTTCCTTCTGCTTTATAATACGGAATGTCAGTATACATCGTGCATATGAAGTCGAGGCCCATTGGATAATCAGGGAATAATGTCTTCTGAGCAACCATAGTGTCGTGGAGCGAGTGAGACTTGATTCCCAATTTACGAAGTAAAAAGTGGGAATCGAATCCGATGTTTTGTCCACGTTTCCAAACTCCTCCAGTCTCGAGTATGGCTGCAATTCTTCTCCAAATCTCACCCTCCTGCTGGACGGTAAAGTAATCACCTTGTGAGTCCACGAAGGGAATACACATAGCCTCAGTAGAACTGAGTGCAAAGCTGATGCAAGAAATTTCTTCATTATAAATCTCGATATCAAAGTCAATGATGTTACCACTCTGGCCATTCTGGAGGCAGCGCTCCAAGAAGTGCATGGCCTCCCCGAAGGATGATTCTAGATGTATAGTCCTTTCCTTTCGCCGGATCAACGGCGACAACGATTTTTCCTTTGCCCTCTTCAAATCCAACGTGATCAGGTGCTTGTTCAAGTACTGATTCTTTGGGGGTATAATAGTTGCAGGGTGTAGTGTTGGTATAATCTTTCGATGGCCCGACAGGGTAGTCGATTCTAAGACAGACCCACGCCACTTTGTGATACCTACACGATCGCATAGCGCAAATAGGGCGATATTTCCGATAGCGACAATTACATTGGCCGAGCATTCGTTTAGTTCCTCTTTAAGAAGGTTAATATACATTCGTCCTGCCGAGGTCACGACAGGAGTCTTCTTGCTTATGTCAATATAGTATTCCTTGGGATGGTCAAGGTCCTTGATTACGTTGGTCAAGTAACATTCCGATCTTATGATCCCAGCCGATTGATTACACGCATCGAGTTCCCTGCCTGCAGGCCCTACAAACGGCATCGGCAAAGGGCGATGGAATATCTCGCTCTTGCCAGGCTGCTCGCCCACGTAAGCAAGTTTGGATTCGGGATTGCCAGCAGGCGGAACCCAAGTGTGTACGCCTTCAGGTTTACGAATCACTTTTCATCCTTTCCATAGTAGCATAATACTCACGCAGGCAGTTGCCACAAAACTTACATTTGGTCTCACCAAGTTCGCCCTCAATTTTCCCACACGAGTGAACCCATTTGTTATTCTTGTAGCGCTTCATGACTCTTCTCCAAGCCTCAGTAGTGATCGCCCAATAGGAGTTGAGCGTGCGCTTGCGGAAGACGTAGTCACTATGATACATATGAGGGCATGGAGGACTGAACTGCCTAAAGTACGCCATGAAGGTGAGAACGACAGGGATCTTGTTGGCTGACTCGATTGTGTAGTGCTCAACAATTCGATCAATCAAGTTCAAATTCCAAGTATTTACCCTGGCTCTGACAAACATTAAGTTCCATGACCATACCATGTAGAAGTCTTCGTCCGTTAACGACCCCGGGTTCACTGTCAGCACGACTGGAGCGTCGAACTCGTGAATGTAGTCATGGATTGAGGTGTTGTAAAACCTTTGGGGGTATCGCCTTACGCAGTCCATAACGAAGTGACGCTCGACAGAGCTATCACCTCCATCGTTCACGCGAACAACTTTCCAGTACGCTTCAGATAGTGGTGGCATGTTAGGAGTATTTTCGTCCAACGGCTCCAGGTAGGATCTTCCTGTGTTGTAGAAACAATCTTCACAACCAAGCGGGCAATGGCCTTTTTGAGGGATGCAGCAGATGATGCCAGAGCCTTTGGTTTTTGGGTTTTCGATGTAGGTCATCTAGCCCTCCGCTGGAATATCTTCCACGATTGAGTGGGGTACTCGTCCCAGTTCTTAAGAACGTCGCTTACAACATCATACGCAACAATAAGTGCGTCCTTCTCCATTGAGAGTGTGGATGGATTATGAGCTATTTGACTCAATCTCGAGAGGATTCCTGCCAAACTTCCTTTATGCTGAAAGCAGCGCTCGAACGCCCACCGTTGTCTAAGTGTTCTCATTTAGGTCTCCTTTCTGGTGGCGATAAGGAAATCAATCCCACAATTTGCCACCGCTTACGCCTTATTTTGCTCGATTAGCACCGCCTTGAGCAGAATCATGTAGTTCATGATGTCGGTGATCCACTCATTCCATGCTCCTTCCGAGACTGGCTCTTCGAGGGCTATGGCATCGCTGAGTGCCACGATGTGCTTGCTAACCATACCAAACAAAGCTTGCTCCGATGAGCACTCCTGAAGATGAGCAGCTTTCTTGAAGTTGTGCAGACGATCAAGGACTGTACTGTACGTCTTTGATCGTGAAATAAGAATGGCACTACACTGCGCGATTTGTTTGTCAAATACTTCTTCAAAATCTTTCGGTGTCATAATAGTCCCTCCTCGACAAGTCTTGCTACGTATCCGTCCTTAGCCTCACTCGTAAGATCATAACCTATAGCATCCATCTTCAGGTGGTCAGCTGCACGGATAGTGTTGCCACCACCGGCGAATGGAACCAGTACACGACATCCTTCGTAAGCGAAGACGTTAAGGATTTCTTCCATCAGTGGAACTGACTTCTCTGTAGGGTGGATCTTCTTTTGTGGAGGAATAACAGGAAACTCGAATACGTTTGACCTGCCGCGTTTGTTGATGTTAATAGTTGCATCACCTTTGTAGGCGTAGAAAAACATTTCGTACTTGTTGCCAAGATACATGTCGGGTTGAAAGGTTTGTCCACTAACGTTGGTCTTTAGCCATATTCCTGGCATACGTCTGCATTGGAAACCCTGCTTGATGATAGCATTGAAAACTACTTCGAACCAAGGCTCAGGGCCGAACCAGAAGATCAACCACGAGTGGTCATTCATAACGCGCCAGCATTCTGTTACAACTCTTTCCAGAAAGTCAGGGTAGTCTGGGCCTGCTATCTCGTTGTATTTGCTGTCGATGTTCTCTGAAAAGCTTTTCTTAATATCAGGGAGGCCAACCGCGAATGGGGGGTCGACTTCGGCCAAGTCCATAGAACCATCTGGAACGTTCTTGACGAGTTCGAAGAAGTCTCCGACAACATACCTGTCAGCAAGTTTACTCTTCTTTTTAGATAATACACTTGTAGCCCTTTCTGCCAGCACTTTACGAATCATCATTTCCTCAGTGCGAGCAAGAAGCTTTTGAGCTTCGGCTTTGTTCTTACATTTGTCCCAGTCTAAGTCCGGGAACTCCTCCATCGCGTTAGCTAGCTTAATATCCCTCGAAACCGTCGTGATGTCGCGACCCATAAGCTTTGCAGTATCTCGCATAGAATGGCCTTCAGGAAGAATCGCGTCTTCAAGGTCGGTTCGGGTAGGGCCGATTTTAGGGCCGTGGATTGCGACTTGGAGATTATGAATCTCTCGCTGGAGATTAACTTCTTCCTGAAACTCGAGATCCTTTCGTCTAATGTTTTCCTCGAGCTCGATTGATTTTCGTTCCAATTCGGAAAGGGTCTCGTCATATACTCGGACCGGAATGTCTCTGAGCCCAGCGATTTTGCACGCTTCAAGTCTACGGCCTCCGGCCAGAAGAGTGTACCCCTCGATTCCTGCCCCTTCGGGGTCCTGAACAGCAAGCGGCTGGATAAGTCCTTTTTCTTTGATCGATCTTGCGAGTTCATGTAAGTCTCCCATGTCTTCACGGTGGCGATCAGTGCTGGTAATGCTATCGATGTTCACGATTTCAACTCTCATTTCATTAACGCCTCCAGTTCAGCAATTAAGTTTTTCTTTTCATCACTTGTCATGGCCAGAGATTTCTTAGGCTTTGCCTTAGCAACCTTGGCAGGGCCCTTGTGCGTACGGCGAGAAAGTCGGAGTTCTTTTAAGCGTTCTATGAGTTCGTTGTCGTCCATTTCGGAGATGGACTTACTTAAATCATCAATCGTGCTCATCTTTAAGCCCCTTCACAAAATCTCCAGCCTTCAACTTCCTCGAAATAACTGCGGCAAGAAACGTATGGCCATGCTTCTTCCCAATTTCTATTACGTCGTCCACTATGGCCTGGAAGAAGGAGTTTTTTAAGCCCCAAGGAAAGAGAGCATTTAGCTCCCTTGCTTGTTCTTCAGTTATCTCAACGGACAAACGCGGACGGTAAGGACGGTCAGTTGTGGTCATAATAGTCCTCGATTCATTCTCTATGTTGATAAATGCAACAGAGAGCGGAATCGCTCCCGCCCTCTATTGATTACTCTTTCTGCGCCCGGAAGGACCATCTCTCATATTGTCTCCATGAGTGCCAGCATACAGATGTCGAGGGTTCACGCAATGTTTATTACTGCACTTATGTAAAATGTACAAGTTGGTAGGTCCGTGAATGAGTTCGTAAGAGAATCTATGGGCGTTGATAATGTCAGTTCCATCATAGAACTTTCCATGCCCACGCCCATGTCCATCCCTTCCACCCTTCCATAACCAGCAATCGTTTTCTCCTCGCATGTCTACTTTGTTCCAGAACATTTGTATCCGCTTTTCGCGGTCAGCGGTCTTCGGTCCAGGCAGCATTAGAATCCCCTGCTTACTTGGGGGCTATAAATTTTTTGATGTAGTTCTGCTCTCCATACTGCTCGTCTTCCCCAACGCCCAAGATCGCCCAACCAGTTTTGCCCTTCATGTCTGCGGGGTCACCCTTGTAAGGGTTAGGCAGTTCGAAGGCCTCCAAGAACTTTCTCAGATCTGATCTTACACGGACCTTCTGCTTGTCGGTCAAGTTGCCGTGTTCCAAGCGTAAGAACTTGGTGAAGTCCTTGGCCAACGGCTCGTCTGTGACCTCGAAACGAGGAAGCAGATAAGGTTCATCGTTCTTGTCCCTGTCGGTGACGGCGTCGATGATTCGGAGCTTGTATTCCTTGTTAGCGGGAACTACTTTTGGCTCCGGTGCATCGGTGACGTCGATGTCTAGTAATGATGTCATCTGTTAAATCTCCTTGTTAAGGTTAGTGATTAAAGCAAGCTATTCGTGAGGCTTTCGAGTGCCCCTCGAATTCTGTCTCGAATGTCGTTGAGCCTATCAGGAACTTTGTCCAGTGTTGTCTCCAAGGAAGGCACAGGTGCAACTTCAGCCTTGTTTTCGGGAGCAGGCGACGCACCTTCCTTCACTCTTGTCGCGAAGTCCTGTAACTCAATAACGATTGCACTTACTCTATCCACAGCGTGCTCGAGTACTACGTTTTTAGTCTCTCTCTTCGGCTCGCCCATCGGGGGAGTAGTTGGTGCCATAAAAATCTCCTTAAATTAATAATGGTTTGTCTGATGAGTCCATCTCTGCCTTTTTCAAAATCTTCTTAATGTCTGGTTCTTCGTATGTGTCTAATAATCCCTCCTTTGCTAACCGAGAACGAGCTGTGTACGTTCCGGTATTTTTAGTTAATAAACGATACTTTACTCCATCACTTGCTTCCTTTGCGACCATGATGTAGATCTCGTCAAACTTTGTTGGAATAATGATAGCTGCCTTGCCGACAGTTAAATAGCGATATTTAATCGTCTTGTTTTCTGCGTCTTCAAACTGTTCCAAGTGGCCGGTGAGGATGAAGTCGCATGGAAGATCAAGACACCAGCTCAGCATGTTGAATATTTCCATCTTCTGTGGTGTATAATCCTTGGTGAATCTTGGCGCCTTGCCTTCTCGCTCAGCTATCTGAAGGACTCTGTTCATTATCGCCTCAGCCCACGATGTCGACGAGTCGATCATGTAGGTGCCGATTCGCTCGAAGTAGCCCATCTTACGCCGCCGGTCAAACTCAGTTTTCCAAACCTGATACATAGAAGGATTGAGTCGATCTTCAGACTCGTAGCGCGCGTCAACAATTATCTCCCCCTTCGCAATCTCATCCCGCAGACATTTAGATCCGCCTGGATCGAAGGAGTCGATATGCACGGGCTTTCGAGCTGTTCGCGCAATGAACGTCTTTCCCGTGCCAAGTTCACCAAGGATTAATGCGTTGAAAGACTTTTGTTTAGGGTCGTTTTTGTAAGCTTCAGCCATTTTTTTGGCTTCGGCTTTTATAGCTTCTTCGTCACTCACTTAATCCGCCTCCTTGTATAGGTTTAAATTCTATTTCGTGTCGAGATGGTTGCTGTCTCGGATCCCAGAACTCCACCTTAAATCCCATTGGCGGTTCGTCACAGTGCTGAAGTGGGTTTCGCCAGGTGCAACAATAGTCGTGGAACGGGCAGCCGAAGTAGTTCGAGCAGCTTGTTGGACTCATTGGAAAAGATTCCATAATGGGCTTATTGTCACCCTCCATGAGAAGCAACCTGGTTTCGCCCTCGAGTCTGCTAATGTGGAACTTTATCGTCTCATACCAAATTCCCATCTGACTTGGAGTCTTCCAAATCGGCACACGTTCGAAGTCGAACAACGGAGCTTTGGTTCGTTTGAAGAACGCACCGTTGACCTTCACACCACGGACTTCGTCACGAGGATACAAGCAGTAAAGTGAGTGAATGTAAGTTCCAATTTGGACACTTAATGGCCATTGCATTACCCACTGGTTATTGAAATACGTTCCGGTTTTGTGCTCAAGCGAGAAATAATAAGCATCTTTACTTCGGAGGATGTTGTCCATTCTGAAGTGCATGATTTTCTTATCGGTAATAGGAACTGTTCCTGCAACTTCAGTGTAAAGTACTTCAAATCCCTCAAGATCTCGAGCGTACTTGTTGGTATACTCAACGAGGGCAAGCACCGCACGATCTGGGGTTTTGGGCGAGAAAATCTCATCTGTTTCCTCCGGGAATTCTAATCGGTAGTGTTGACGCAAGAGTTCCTGTGCGTCACGGATTGACTCAGCTTCGTAGCCATGCAACAACAAGTGCTCCATTGCCAGATGCCAAGCTTGGCCAAACACCAAGTGGTTGTTAGGCGTTTCACTTCTCCATCCAAGCATGTGGAGGAAGAAGTACATTCGTGCACAGGTGATGAAATCGTTGAGCTTTGAAGGGTCTACGATTTCCCACGTATTGTGGTAGGGAATTGGATAGTCGTTCATTTTTTCTCCTTAAGTAGATTTTCGTTTGCCTCGAGCACTTCAAGACATATGAGTCAAGGAATAACTTAGCGACACGCGTCCTAGTTCAATTCCCACTTCAGCACCAAAGTGACCGAGGACTCCTGAATCGCCTATTTCGGCCTGTCGACCGGAGTGAGCACCGAAGCCTCCAAACAAGCGCCCAGTGAGTATTCCTTTGCTGCCTTGAAGACCTAGACGCAAATGCAGGGCTGATGTAGTGCTCGTTCCTTCGTACCATTCGCCATCTACAATGTGACCTGGACATACGAACGCTTGCAGACGCTGACCGACTATTCCAAAAGTCCAGGGATTTGGGTCAGTATGGAGTTCGACTTCTACAACCTCGTGATACATGTCTTCAGAACACCAATCAGGATTCCAGTTGATTTGGGTGCCATAGCCAATGGAAACTTCCGCCCCGTGACACATAGCGAAGAGTCCGCCTACGATTATCATAACCACGAACAAGACTATCATCGACCAGGCGAACCACTCCGCGAGTCTTATATCCCATTCAGTTTTCATTTCTCTGGAAGGTCCCGAATCAGTTTAGCATACTTCCTTCTGGTTTGCCAAGCTTTGGCCTGCTCCCACCACAGGAAAAATCCAGTATAGCATGTGCCTGCTGGCGACCAGTCAAGTGGACAGCCGTCACAGCCAGTATCGGTGTATTCGCATAGAAAGCAACCAGACTCAACACTTGCTGAATCAATATCACCTTTGTTATGCCTCCATCTAGGCCAGTCTTCTTTTTCCTTACTTGGATGATGATAAAGCCAATCCCAAAGTTCTCGATGTAGCTCAATAGCTCTTTTCTTTGTAAGTTTCATTCTTTGTTCTCCTTATAAAAGTTCGTCAATCATTATTGTTCGTTCAACGTAACTTCCTTGTTCCCCTGGCGCGCGTGTTGCACGAAAGAGAAGCAAATTAAGTCTCCCGTGCAATCTACTAAAAATCGCACATGCCAAGGAAGACATTACCGAGAGTCCGGTGAGAAGAATATAATCCTCTTCGTTGGAAGCCTTCAGAACCTGAACGAACTCTCTGTACATTTCTGTGACCGCATAGCGGTTGACTGCTCCTTCGGAGAGGTAAACGAGTTCTCCGAATCGCTCAGCATCGGAGTGATCATGTCCGCCGCGATTGATTATAAAGACTTTTCGCACGGTGTCCACCATTCTTGTGATTTTAGTAAGTTTATGGCTACTCGTCTGACGTATTTGTAGGAGTAGTGG